CAGCGAGGTTGGGTTTGCAAGTGCAGAGCTTGCCAGAGAGTTGCCCGACGGCTCACTCGAATTGATCGACGGGCATGCTCGCGCGGAAATAGCAGGCGATGCGATGGTGCCGGTGTTGGTGTTGGACGTGACAGAGGCGGAGGCAAATAAACTGCTGGCCTCATTCGATCCGCTGGCAGCAATGGCGGAGACGGATAACGACATGCTGCAGGAGCTACTGTCGTCTCTGTCGTGTACTGACGCGTCCCTGATGTGTGCACTTGATGATCTGTCGGCAGAAGCAAATCGAGTCGCAATCAAAAACGTTCCAGCGTTGGAGTACAGCACGGAATTTGACAGCGATGAAGCCAGCAATTCTGCATGCTCGGCAACAAGCAAAAACCCGCCGACGCAAATACAATTTCCACTTGCAATCGTCATAGACAGAACAACAAAAGAACGATGGGATCACCTAAAAGGCATGTGGAAAATCACACGCGACAGTGATGCGTTTTGCCGCTTGATGGAGTCTCAGCCGTGATTGACTTGTTTGTCGGCGAGTTTCTAATCACGCCGATTCCACTGGAGTTATCGTTCAACTACTGCTCTCACAAATGCGCTTACTGTTTTGCAAACCTGAACGTCCCAGATCGCCGGGTGAATATCAAAGCAGTCCAGTCGATGGTGGTGGAGTTTCAGCAGCGGAACACCTTGCAGGCAAGGTTAATGCAGCGAGGGTACCCAATTTGCATCTCAAACAAAGTCGATCCATTGGCGGTCACAAACGACAATCAGGCAATTCCTATTGTTGCAATGCTGCAGGATTTGGGAGTCCCGGTACAGATACAGACGAAAGGTGGCAGGAAAGAAAATCAACTGATTGCGGCTGTTAGTCAAACGAGTGTCTGGTATGTGTCTATCAGTTTTATGGACGATGCACTACGAAAAAAAATTGAACCGGGCGCACCAGCGATTCAGCAGCGACTGGACTTGATTCAGAAGCTGTCGGAAGCGGGACACACTGTAATTCTCGGGCTGAATCCACTTGTTCCAGAGTGGCTTCCTGAGCCAGAGGGGTTGTTTGAAGAGTGTCACAAGCGAGGATGCAGATATGCGTGGATTGAGTCCCTACATTTGCATACTGACCAGATTCGCAACATGAGTGATAGGGAGCAAAACGCAGTCGGGTCAGACATTATCGCTCGAAGCAAGCAAGCAAAATGGAGCGATGCGGAAAAAAAACATTTGGACAGATCGCACGAAATAGGCAAACGGTTGGGATGGGAAACATTCACAATCGGATACTGGCACCGGTCAAAGTTTCATGACGCGTTCCGTCGATGCTATCAGCAGACGTTCCCGACAATGCAGGATTTTGTAAACGAGTGCTGGAGTCAATTGGGCGATGGGTCTGGCGTGATTTCCTATGACGCTTTTGAGTCCACATTGATGCCGCGATTGCCCGACATAAGCGGCAACCTTTGTCATTACCTGAGGGCAGGGAATTACGGAGTCGTCGAAAAATACAAAGACATTCCAAACAACCTGAAATTCAGGGGAGTACTACGTCGCGGATGGCTGTGGCCTGAACTGACGTGGGCGCCGTCGCGAATGAGGTGTTTCGCAATGGCAATTGAACAGTTAGAATCGCAATGGTCTGTTTTGACGGACGAAACAGGCATGCCGTTTCATGTTTGGTGTCCACATGGGACGGAAGACCGATTTATGGACGCAGGCGATTTGCTCTCAGTTTAGGAGATTACGATGGCTGGTAGTGGTGGTGGCGGTGGCAAAGGTGGCCGCAAAGGTGGACGAGGGAAAAAAGCAGCAGCAAAAAAAGCGACCGCAAAGGGAAAGATGGGGTCTAAAAAAGGCTGGAATGGAAAACCAGCAAGATAGGCCTTTGGGGCGACGCATCAAGGCGTTGCGTCGTCCTGTTTAACACGAAAGGGAACGCATGGGACTACTTCCGTCTGGCATAGAAATGCGATCAAGCAGGGCAGATACGCGGTTAATTGCTACGGCAATCAAACAACGATGGGACATTCCTGAAAAGTATCGTGACGCACTAATTGCAAGACAGGTGCTAATCGCCAGTGGGCGAGTTGAAGACGCGTCACCGCGAGAGCAGACTGCAGCATTCAACGCACTGCTGGCGGCTGACGCAATAAACCAGCAAGACGAATTGGCACAAATGGACCGGCAAGTCAGGCATACGCATTTAGTCAGGATTGAACCAGTAACGGCAGACAACCTTGCAGAACACAAACGTCGATTACTTGAAGACCTTGGCTCTTGAGGCCGAAACGCCGGAAGAATTCGAGGCAGCGCGGGCGTTGCTTTTAGAGTGCACGCAGAGAGAACAGTTCACTTCCGACAAGTGGACCTGCAAAACGCTGGCGGAAGTGGCTGAGTTTTTCGGGCTGGCGTTGCAGACCGTCAAGCAATGGCGAATGGAATCGCCAGCCATGCCGGGGGCTGAGGGCAAATATCCGCTGCGTGACATTGTGCACTGGCGATTGGCTAAACTGGCAGGCAGCACCGTGCTTGATGCTAAGCGGCAGGCGGATCTGGAATCCATCAAGCTCGTGAACGAGAAGCGGGCCATGGAAAACGCGCAGAAGCGAGGGCTGCTAATTGAGCGCGAAGAGGTTGAGCGGGACATGGCCTTGCTGTGGAGTCGTTTGGCAGCACGCTTAATTGGCATTGCGGACCGAGTGACAACATTGGTTCCAGCCGATCTGAAAGTGATAACGAAGGACCGAGTCGAACAGGAAATCAGGATCATCCAGAAAGAATTCACTGACGCACTGGGGGATCTGATTTGAGTCGTCTTTGTGTCGAAGTCTGCCGGGAAATGATGCGACCACGGATTCAGGAATCTGCGGCTGACTGGCTTCGCACGTCGTTCTATGACATCACGGGCCGGGCGTTCGATGAATCAATGGTTCCGTGGGTGACAGCGCCGCAGGGGCCATGCTGGGCATACGACAATCCGCAATTCAGAGCGATCTGGCTGCAATGGGCGGCACGAATGTTCAAGACAAACTTCGGGCTGGCCATGTTGATGCGTGGCATGGATCAGCGACCGGAAGAAACCATGTTCGCCACACCAGACGAAACAAACTGCAAGAGCGTCTTCGGGCGGCTGTGGAAAATGATTGAGAACTGTCCCCGATTAAGGGATCAAGCTCCGATTCAGCAGCGACAATCAAAGACGCGAATCCAGTTGCGGCGGTCAGTCTGTCATGGAGCATGGCCGCGGGGTAAAAGTCGGTTGGCAGACAAGTCAATCAGGACTGGACACGGCAACGAAATTGACAAGTGGGTACAGGAATCGACAGCAACCGAAGGCGATCCGTTGGAGCGATTTCGTAAACGCGGAGCCGAATACCCTGACAGGAAGTTTGTTCTCGAATCAACGCCGTCCATGAGAGGCCGAAGCAACGTCGAAACGGGGCTTCTGCAATCAACACATCACCGATACTACGTGCCCTGCCCACATTGCTACAAATTCCAGACGATTGAGTTTGGTGATGGTGAAAAGCCTGGCGGGATATTCTTCGACAAGTTGCCCAGTGGACAATCAGACAAAGACTTGGCACGACGGACAGCATACTACGTCTGTTTGTACTGTCAGGGCCACATTTCGGACATGCACAGACCGCAAATGATGATGCGAGGGGTCTGGATTCCGGCAGGATGCGAGCCAGACCACGATAAAGCGATGACCGCTCGCGAGTTTGCCCCCGATGACCTGTCATGGATGCGAGGCGATCCAAACCGCTGGTCAACGGATTACGGCTGCCAAATCAGCGTTTTCTATGCTCTTTTCCACGGCTGGGGACAAATAGCAGCCGATTTCGTCGGAAAGTGCAAAAATCCCACAAAACTGAGGGCGTGGATCAATGAAGACAAGGGCGAAACATGGGAGCCGAGACGGTCAAAATCGACGCCTGAGAAGGTCGGTGAACGGCTAAAAACGTCGATTCCGCGGGGCGTTTGCCCGTCATGGGGCAGGCTTCTGACCGTGACAATCGACCAACAAGCGGCAGACGGTGGTTTTCGGCTGTGGGTGGTGATGGCTCATGGCACAGACTGGCGTTCACATGTGGTTGATTATGGGCTGTGTCTTACGCTGGAAGAGATATGGGCGAACATCGTCGCGAAGGGCTACGCGCACGCCGATGGCGGCAACGAGATTTCACCTCGTGCCGTCTCTGCTGACTCCGGATGGAATACGAAGGCCACTTATGACTTCTGCAATCAGCATCCAGGCATGATTCCCTGCAAAGGGGCCAACACGGATCTGGGCGGGCAACCGTACAGGCTGAATAAGGTTCAGGACGGCGATCATCAGGGACAGTTGCTTTTCACGGTGGCAACCGACTACTGGGAAACGGACCTGCAAGCAAGGTTGGAAGAGCGGACACAGGACGAAGCACAGTCCCTGACGTTGTGCGCGGGGGCTGACAGAGACGGCGAGTTTCTGGAGCAACTGTGCAACGCGACAATCGACGACCGAGTGGACAGTCGTGGCAACGCGAAATTGTTGTGGGTGAAGAAAGATGAAAACGCAGCAAACGACTTTCGCGACGCGATTCGCTACGGGCTGGCGTTGGCGGTATGCTATGCTGACGAGAACGGCGGATTTCCTGCCCGTTCTGAGGTACGGACAAAACGGAGCGTGATAAATGCAGGCGAGACACGTCCAGACGGCAGGGGGTGGCATGACTAAGGCACACAACAACGGCAAGCGACAGCCAGAGCAGAAGCAACCTGCAACACAGCCGGAGCCAGAGCGACGGATTGAGGACTATCGCAAATGCCCGGTCTGTCATGAGGGCATGGGCGGTTACGGGGTGGCATATTCAACGCAGGGACAGACTCGGTACTACCGTTGCTGCAAGAGCAACAAGCCGAACGGTTTCCCCTGCGGTCACACGTGGAGCGTGCGTGTTGTGTTGTCCTCTGTGGTTGTCGAGCATAAGCAAGTGTTTCTGGATGGCCAACGCTGATTGGTATGATTGGTAATGCAATCCAGCGGAATCGTCGCACAATTGCCACCATGACGACCGCCAACGATTTACTCACAAACGTGAACGCTGCAATCGTGAACTGTCTGACCGCCCAGAGTTACTCCGTGGCAGGTCGGCAAAAGACGATGGCACAGCTTTCAGAATTGCGCAAATTCCGGCAGGAGTTGTTGGACGAAATCAGCAACGGAAGCGGCGGCGGTGGCATGGCAACCCTGTTAAGTATGGGGGAGCCGACAGCATGAACCTGCTCGACAGTGTGATTTCATACTTTGCCCCTGAAACCGGGGCGAAAAGACTCGCTGCACGTGCGACTTTGCAGCAAATTGCCCAACTGACCGGGGCCGCAACGGGGCCATACGCGGCGGCGAAAATCAACAGACTGAACGCAAAGCGGCGGATAGTCAGCAAGGAAAACGAGGTTTCCGGAGCGACAATCGACACGCTTCGGGCTGACTCGTGGGATCTGTACCGCAACAATCCGGCAGCGAGGAAAATCGTCCGGACAATCACGGCAAAAGTCGTGGGCCGTCGCGGAATGAATCCCGAATCATTGGCGATGAATGAGGACGGTTCACCTGCGGTCGAATTCCGTCAGAAGGCGCAAGAACTGTGGGCACGAATTCAGAGCGGGTTTGACTCGCGAGGCCTTCCCGGCAAGGGCGGAACGACGTTTGCCGGATTGCAAAAGTTGGCGCTGAAAAGCACCATTCTTTCGGGTGATTGTGCCTACCGATTGCGGGCAATCGACAGCACGAAACAGCGACAGCACGACCTGCCAATCCCGATGGCGTTGCAGATTATTGACACATGCCGATTCGCTGATGAATCTGAGTTGGTTAGCGACACGGTTCCCGCTGGCAACAGTATATTCCGCGGCGTTGAAATCAACGCAGACGGCGAACGTGTGGCCTATTGGATCAGGGTTCAGCCGCTATACGCTGCGGCGAATCAGGTCGGCAACGTGAAGCGTTTTTTGATTGCCGAAATTGGGCATTTATTCGTCGAGGAAGACATCGACCAACTGAGGGGAACACCGTGGTTTGCGAGTGCAATTCTGAACATTCGCGACACCGGCGACCTGAATTACAACGTCCTGAAGGCGACCGCAATGGCCGCTTGCATCGTCGGGACTTATGCGAAGCCGACAGGGGCGAGCCGCGTTGGGCTGAATGCTGGGCTATCGCCTGTGCAAACATCCGCAGACGGCACAGACCTGACGGACAGTGACGGAAACCCTGTCACAAAGTTGCAGCCTGCAATGCTCATGAACATCGGCAAAGACGGGAAGTTTGAACTGCATTCGCCAAGTCAGCCAAACATGAATCCGGAAGGGTTTGTGCAGCATTTGCAGCGCAGCACAGCAACCGCATTTCCGGGCGTGAAGTCGAGCACAATCACGGGTGACTATCGCAACAGTTCATTTAGTTCTGAGCGGTCGGCAGATAATGACGCATGGCCGGAACTGCATGACGTGCAAGAGTGGTTTTCATCGTCGTTTTGCCAGCCGATTTACGAGAGCGTAATTCGTGCTGGGGTTATGTCCGGATTCTTTGATGGCGTTGTTTCGGCGGAAGAATTCTCCGCAAATCCGGGGCGGTTCTCCGTGGCCAATTGGCAAGGGCCTGTGGCTCTGTCAATCAATCCACGAGACGACGCTGAAGCTGCGGCAGCACGAATCAAGGCTGGCCTGAGTTCACCCCAAATGGAATGCGGCAAGGTGAATACAAACTGGCGAGATGTGCTGAATGATGTTGCCGAGATTTACGCGGTGGCGCAAGCCAAGGGCATCCCGCAAGAGGTTGTGAACAACATTATGGGCGTGGATACCAGTGACCAACTGAAAGCGCAGCAAGTGGCACAAGAAACAGGAGCGACCGCGAATGCGTAAACGATCAGCACCACCAACTGCAGGCGATCAGGGCTTCCGTTCGCTTGAAGTCAGGGCCGCAAGTTTCGACGAAGAGAAGCGATCTGTTGAAGCTATTATCAGCACTGAAACGCCAGTATCTATGCCGGATTGGTCCCGCATGGAAATGGTTCCGGAAGTGCTGTTGTCCAAAGGTGCAGACTACCCGAAGTCGCGACAAGTGCCGTTTCTGGATTCGCACCATCGCTATTCTGTCAAAGATCAGTTGGGCAGCGTTCGCGGTATCACGGTGAACAACGACAACCTAACAGCAACGCTGGTTTTCAGCCGGGCAATGCACGCAGAAGAGGCTTTCGCGGGCGTGCGTGATGGACATATCACAGACGTATCTGTGGGCTATGACGTTTTGAAAAGACAGTACGTGCCAGAAGGCCAAAAGAAAACAATCGGAGGCCGGGAGTTTGCCGGTCCCGTGAACGTTGTGACGAAGTGGCGACTGCGCGAAGTCTCGTTGACTCCGATAGGTGCAGACGCACAGGCAAAGCTGCGAGGACTCGATCCGGCAGCGGTTCGGTTCCTTGAAGAGAGAGAGTTTGAAATGAACGAAACCCTGAGAGCGTTGCTTGTGTCGCGAGGCATGCCGGCAACACACACTGACGACGAAGCACAGCGATGGCTGCTGGACAACGCTGGCAAATTGGCTGACAAGCCAGAGGCATCAAAGACGCCTGAGCCTGTCCGATCTGAATCAGGCATCACCGCCGATTCACTGGCAACCATGATCGAGGCTGCAACCCGCAAGGCCGTTGCCGATCAGTCTGCACGTCGAGACGCCGCAGACCGTGAGATTCGAAGCCTGTGCGAACTGGCAGAACTGCCCGACGAGTTTGACGCTTGTCGCGGATTACCAGACGTGGCAGCGGTTCGAGATCACCTCACAAAGCGGAAGGCGGAACGTGCCTCAACGATTCCTTACGGGGCTTCGATTCGATTTGGCAGCACCGGCGCTGAGCGTCTCCAGACTGACCTGCGAAGCGTGTTGATTGAGAAGGCGGTGCGATCTGCGACCAACGGCGATCAGAAGTTGATGGAGCGACACCTGACCGCCGACGAACGCAAAGCACCAGAACAGTTTCGGCACGCAACTCTGATGGACATGGCGACCGAGTTCGTCCGTTGTCAGGGCATTCAGACGCTGGGCCTGACACGGGAACAGATCGCGATTGCGGCTATGTTCGGTCCTGAGAAGGCGGGCATCCGTGGCGTGCGATCTGACAACGCCTATCACGGCACCGGCAGCTTTGCCAACCTGACACTGGACGCAATCAATAAGTCAATGATGGTCGGCTATCAGGAAGCGCCGCAAACGTGGCGTGGGCCGATGCGTCAGGGCGATTCAGTGGCGGACTTCAAGCAGATTAACCGGATGAGGCTGGGCGGCATTCCAAATCTTCCCGTCTGGAACGATCAGGACGAACCGAATATGGCCAGCATGGCAGACGCAAAAGAAACGTATGCCGTCGAAGCGCGGTCGATCGGAATTGACTTCAGCTACAAGCTGTTGGTCAATGACGATATGTCGGCACTGACACGGGTTCCGCTGGCATTGGGTGATGCGGCCGCAAGAACCGTCAACGCAGTGGCGTGGTCACAAATTACCAGCAATCCGCTGTTGACGGACGGCGTCGCGTTGTTCTCCGCCGCAAGCGGGGCACGTAAGCGACAGAACCGCAGTACAGGCGGAAGTAACAACCCGTCTGTCACATCAGTCGGATTGCTGACAAACCTGATGCGACAGATGCGAGGCGAGAACACACCGGAAGGCAACGAAGGTCCGGACATTCTCAATCTCACGCCGAGTTATTTGGTGGTCCCTTCCGCCCTGGAAGTGATTGCGAATCAGTTGGTGAATTCGGCCTACGATCCTTCGAGTTCTGTCAATACTCAGGTTTACAATCCAAGCCGAGTGCTGACGCCAGTGATTGAGCCGTTGCTCGATACGGCAAGCACAACGGCGTGGTACCTGTTTGCCGCGCCAACGCGAATCGACACGGTCGAAGTGACGTTCCTGCAAGGTCAGGAAACCCCCGTTGTTCGGAGCGAGTTGGACTTCGGAACGTTGGCAATGCGTTACTTCGTATTGCAGTCTGTTGCGGCGAAGGCGCTGAATCACCGCGGTATTCAGCAGCACACCAACGCCTGATTCTGAGAGAGATCTGGGGGCAGACGTTCTGCCCCCGGTTTTGGCAGTTGTGAATAGCATGGTCCGCCAATAGCGGGACTGCGAAAGGGACGAAAATGATTAGTCGAGGAACGGCAGAATTTTGTGACCTGTTTGACCGGGCACAAGTATTTTCAGCAACGCCGGGAATGAACGGCTGGACTATTGCCGACACCAGTACGTCCGGCACTCCAACGTATCTTTGCGTCACCGAGAACGGTGGTGCGGCAGCGTTGACATTGGCGGCAACCAGTGAAGCGGAAAACGTGTGTCTGTTTTTTAACGACGTGCTCCCGTGGGATCTGCGGCAGTTGCAGTACATCAAATTCATCGCCAAGGTGAGTGGCATTGATGCAGTAACAACGCTTGTCTTCGGCGTTGGCTCCGCACGCAATGACACCCCGGACAGCGTCGGACATTTGGCATGGTTTCGCGTTGAAGGATCGGCGTCAACGTCTGCGGTCGTTGTTGAAACTGACGACACTGTGACAGATAACGACGACAAAGCAACCGGCGAAACACTCGGGAGCGTTTATAAGACGTTCCTAATTGACTTCAGTCAGGGCCTGTCTGACGTTCGATTCTACATCGAAGGCGAGCGAGTAGCAGCCGCTACCACGTTCAGCATGGCAAGTGCAACCTCCGATCAGAATGTGCAGCCGATGATACAGTTGCAGAAGGCATCAGGAACCGGCGTTCCGTCGATTACGATTGCCGCAATTGAGGCATCTTACCGTTACGCCTACGGAGCCTGATGATGAGCCTGCATGATCTGATTGCCAGCGATGTTGCCGACGTGTTTCTTGTGACGGATGATTTCGCCACACAGATACGGCGGTACGTTAACGGCGATCAGGATCAGCAGGTGATGGTTACTGGCATTGTGACGTGGTACCCGACTATGGACGAGGATGGCCGTGGTCGGGCCACGAAACGACGCGGCGAAATTATCTTCAGCAGCACCCTGAATCTCACGATGAAAGACGCTTTCGTGATTGGTTCCGATTTGGTTCAGGTCGAAGCAATTGGGCCGAAGCAAGACGGGGCACAACTGGTGACAATCACGCAAACAATCCCGGAAACCAGAGGGGCGAAAACTGTTCGCACTGGTGACATCTGATGGCGTATCTTGACGTTGCCACGATGATGGGTACGTGCCGAACTATGCTGGGCGGATTATCCGCGTGGCAGAGTCTTTGCAGCACGACATCAGCGACCGAATCAACGAAGCGGATATACCTTGGGGGCGTTGTCGCGGAGTCGCAAGAATCTACCTGCCCTGTCTGCTGGTTGGATCTGAATCCGTCCGTATTTGACTGGGCAGGCACTGGACGCGGGCGAGTGACGATTGAGGCACGTTACGAGATAGCAGCACCTGAGACACTGGTAAATGATTATCAGGAACAATACATTTGGACATGGCAGCAGGTTGCAGCGTTGATGGCCGGAATAAATGGGGCTGTCAATGGATCTGGCGGCTTGATGCTGCGATCACTCACAATGCCGCTGAGACCTGGGCAAATTGATCCGGCAGACAATGACGGGCGTTCAGAATGGTCATTCACGTTGGGACTTGTGATTGAGTTGGTCTGATGCTGAAGATTGAATTTCAAGTGAAGCGTGCGAATCTGGAGAGCAGAGCACACAGCAGGCTGATGCGGGAAATCAATCGACACGTGGCAGAGTTTCAGGCAGAAAAACGGATTCCGTTACACTTTCAGGAAGAGGCTTACGCGAAATACGGAGCACGCAAACGCGGGGCACGTTACGACGAATACAAGCGACGGAAATTTGGACACGCGAGGCCGAACTTTCGCACGGGGAACCTGTTTCGTAGTCTCCGCAAAAAGATCACTGCGACACAGTACGGCAGCAAGTTGACGATGCGGGCAACGCTTTACAAAAAGCCGAGTGAAGCCAAGCTGGCAAAGATGACAGCGGAGCAACAAGCAAAGCATAAGTCGCGAAATTCAAGGCGGCTGGCCAATTGGCAGAAGCGTGAAATTGCAGTGGTGACACGGGACGAAATCAGGGCAGACCGTCAGCGAATGGCTCGCGAATACAAGCGAGGGGCGGCCAGCGATCAGTACAAACGCAAACGACAACGAAGGATAAAGTGACATGGCAATTTTCACGCTGGCGGATTTTGTTTTCGGGGCAGCAACGATCCGACAAATCACCGCCGTTGATCACAAAACAAACCAGACACACCGGAAGGCCATGACATCCGGTGGCAACGTCGTTTCACAGATCAGCGGGAAAGATGCCGGGGAAGTCACGTCAATCACAAGCGGCGATTTGGCGGGGCTGTTGGCGCTGAACACCGGGGCATTCATTTCTGCAGGGTCAGCGGTATCTGCGGGCACCGTGACGGTGGCGCTAAAAGCCCGCGCAAACGCTGGCAGTTTCGCAAGCGGCTCGAATCACGTTGCAATCACTGGGGCAAATGCGTTCCTCGTGCCAACAACAATCGAGGCGACACAGGACGGAGACTTCGCGACGTGCCAGAGTGACCTGCACTGGATCAGCAGCGACGGGCTTACAAAAGGTGCAGATGATGCAACCGGGCAAGCGTTGGGAGCACAGACATTCAACGCTGAGTTTGCCCTCGG